TCGCTCTCTCATCTTTTTTAAAATAGAGCTTAGGTTAGGGAAATGCAAAGGTTCCCCACCACCTATTTTCCAAAGTATTTTTGAGTGATGCTTGTATCTTGTTTGCTGTAATTTTTCAATGACAGTTAGATACTGATCAAGAGTTTTGTCTAGGCCACCGTTTTTAAATTCGGGATGACAATACGAGCATTGCAGTTTGCAATGAGCATTTATAAACCAAGAAACTTCAGCATATTCCAGTTCTATCATGTGGGTATTTAACCCAGAACTAGAAAAATGCTTCCTTAGGATTATTGCATTACCGGCGCGGTTTTGTTTAGAACCGTACCACCCGCGGCTGTCACACTAGGCGCTAACAATGCGCCGCGAGCTTTTACTTAGTGTCTGCGATTGGCAGGCACATAGTTAGCAGTGATACCAAACGGAGCAGTGATGTCCTTGCTACCATGCACAACAAACAATGTGTCGCAGTAGTCGGGATCACCCCACGAACTAAACGGATAACCGTCTGTAAACATCACCAACTGATGCGGCTGTATTTCATTGTCCCTCATCCACTTCCACACACAACCAAAGTTAGTACCACCGCCACCGGTAACTGCGTATTCTGCCATGCTACGACCGTCGTCAGCAGTGAACTCATCTTCGTTGTAGACAGTGGTATCAAAGGTAACAACACGGACCTTGTAAGAAGTAAATTGATCCAGTGCACCTTGTACCATGCCCAAGAAGTCTGCAATCATGCTTTCGCTAACGGAACCAGACGCGTCCAATGCAACCACAATGTCCAGCTCTTCGCCGGGCAGTTGGCCTGGAAGAACAGCACAAGTGTGCCAATTCTTGCGGTTAGGACGCATCCAGGAGTAGTCGCTCTTAACACTGCCGCTGAACTGAATACGAAGCAGATCACGCAGATCCATAACAGGGGCAGTGATGTCCTTGACCAGGCGCTGGATAGCAGCCGGCGTATTCCCAGCCCCTGCATTCTTGGCGGCTTGGATAACAGCCTCGCGCCATTCGTCGCGCAGGGCCTTGCGTTCTTCTTCAGTAAGCTTCTTCATCTTAGGACGACCTTTGCCGTCTTTAGACTCATTGCCCTCGCTATTGCCATCACTGTCGTCGCCGGTGTCAAGATGATCGTCCAAGGTCACCTTAATAACAGTAGCATTGGCCATCAAATCATCATACACTTCGTCAGCAGTCTTGCCTTCGTACTTGCGATCTGCAAGAATCGGGACAGTGGTAATTGCGGTGCCAACATTTTCGCGGATTAGCAAGTTGTTGATGACATAGTCACCGGCCATGTTCCAAACCTGCGGCTCACGGTCACCGCGGCGAGTCATATGATCAAAGATAATGTGACCCAGCTCGTGACCAAACCCAAAGATCATTTCACCGTCGCTGAGCTTTTCAACGAACTCTTTGTTATAGAAAAACTTGCGACCGTCGGTGGCAATGGTCTTGCACCAATCAACTTCTTCCAGCTTGAGCCGAGCAGCCAACGGACCCCAGAAGGGATACTTCAACAGCATGGCAACACGGCTCTTAATGAGCTTGTCGCGGGCGGGCATTTTGGACATCTGTGGCTCCTTCAAACTATGTATCTATTATACAGCTATTCTGTAACGGGGTCAACCGTTGGATCTGCTTCGTTTGTTGTTACAATAGCACTTCCATCGTGTGTGATACGCACACCGTTCACCGAGATGCATTTGGGCTCATCGAGATGCATTTGGGCTGGTTTGTTTTTAGGTCCACACAAGTCCCAAATCATAGCTATTTGTGGGTCTCTGAACCAGATTTGCTTGCGTGGTATAAAATCCCAATCCAACCTCTTAAGACCCTGTTCTCTGGCCCATTTGGTAACTTCGTTAATTGTGGCTCCCAGTGGGAAAGGGCGGACGGACCAGCTCTTCCTTTGTTCGCGGAGCCACTCGCTCACATCGGATGGTGTTGGTGGCTGGTCCGTCCATTCGGTTTGAACTTCTGAGCCGTATATCATTTCGGCCATGGTCCAAGTTCGATGTTTATTGGACAAGTTATTCGTCCGTGAGCAGGTTGGCATACCGCTTGAAGAACTCGGGGAAGTTGGTCATCTTCTTGCGATCAAACACAACCTTGTAGTTCTTGAGCACAGTGTGGGCACCCATGATAACCATTTCAGGTTCGAAGTTAGTTATCATAAAGCCCAGCCAGTTATCTGCGCTCTTGTTGAAGTCATCGAGCTTGCCGATGCGTTTTCCATCTTCGTAACGGGTGCGAAGCTCGTAGCAGAGACTGGTAACCAGTGCATAGCTTGCACTCACCTCTTTGCTTTTGAAGGTAGTAATTTTGCCACTCAACACATCGCTAGGATCAGGCAAGTCCGCGGCATGTTTACGATGCGCCATAAACTTGATCGCCATACCTTCGCCAACCAAGCCAGCCACCATGTCGGTGTTGGCGCTGTCGGGCATGTCGTCATCCAGCATGTCACTTACGAAACTCCAGGTACGCGGAGTCGGAAAAGCGCGATCGTGTTGCGTAGGATCAAAATTAAAGAGATCGCCCTTGAACTGTTTCAGGAAGCCAACCACATGCGGATGAATCTTGTGGGTCAGAGCCCATTGCTCCCAGTCCTCAAAGTCCACACGGATCTCAAGGTGCAGGAAACGATTGGCAAGCGGGCTAGGCATGCGATAGGTAACACCCTTGTCGCCCATGCGGTTACCTGCGGCAATGATCATTACATTCTTAGGCAGAGTGTATTGACCAACCTTGCGATTCAGCACCAACTGATAGGCCGCTGCCTGCACAGCCGGAGGAGCAGAGTTAAGTTCGTCGAGGAACAAGAACACGATGTCATGTTCCTTAGCAAAGTCTTCGCTAGGGAGTTCGCTGGGCGGGGCCCACTTCATAGTGTTATCGCCGGCACTGTAATACGGCACACCTTTGATGTCGGTGGGATCCATAAGTGCCATGCGAAGGTCAATTACAGCAGAGTTAGGGAACTCGCCGGCAAGCTGATTGACCATGTCGCTCTTGCCCACACCCGGAGGGCCCCAGACAAATACAGGACGGCGCCTAGCAACAGCACGGTGCAAGATAGGTTTGCATTCGCTAATTTTTACGGTGCGGATTTCGACTTGATTTCCCATTGTGGCTCCTTTGGGCGTTTATAATACTTACATTATAACAGGATAGGGTAGGAGTTAAGAATTTTTAACCCCTACCCATTCCCAATTAGGCCGCCTTCGCCGCGGCCGGCTTCACCTGAGCAATGAACTTAGAAGCATCAATCTGCTCCTTGGTCATGGGCTTGGGAAGCTCAACGAACTTGACTTCGGTGCAACCGTTGCGGACCAGCGTACGAGTCCGGCGCTTGTCGTTCGTGTAGCGAACAGCACCACGACCCTTGGTGTCAACGGCATAGCCAACAAACTTAAAAGTCTCACCACGAGCAACCTCGGCTACGGCAGCAGCAACCGCAGCCGGAGCCACCACATCGGGCTTGGCAACAGTGAGCCCCATGGTGCCAGCAGCAGCGGCGTGCAGCGCGGCCGCGACCTCGGCATGCTTGGCGCGAGCATGAGCACTACGCGCGAGCAAACGGGCCGCTCGCTTGCGGATGGCGCCGGGCGACTGCGAAAGAGCTTTAAGCATTATACATACTCCTGTGTGAAAATTTTGTACCAGGACATCCTGCTACAATATGACTCAGATCCTTGTGAGACCTGCCTCATGGTTTTATAAGTATACAGGAGACGTAGGACCGAGTCAACCTTTTTTGAGCCTTTGGTTCAAAAATGTGGCATTTTTGCAACACTTTAAAAAGTTCTTTAAAATCAATGACTTAGCTAGGCCTAAAAACTCTTTAAAATCAATGACTTAGCTAGGCCTAAAAACTCTTTAAAATCAATGACTTAGCTAACTCTTTGTTTTGCTTAATGTTTAGACAAATATAGGTCCCTTACACCTCTCAGCACCTGGCTCATGTTGCTGAATTGCGAGCTTGCCATGTCCAGTAACTCATCAGCGGGTCTAGTAGCCAAGCTGGCAATGCCAAATGCAATGCTACCCATTTGCTTGAAATAGAATTTATCCGGCCAACGAGTTTTTTTGAATTCCCATGCATCGATGAATAGGCATTCTTCGCCCACAGATCTCAGTACTGGTTTCTTTTTATTGTCTGGTAACGATTTGGCTTCCAACATTTTAATGGCTATTGGTACAGACCAAAAATCAGTGCGATCAAAACTACGAGCCATCACATGAACCAAAAAAGCTTCGACATCAGGTTCGAGATAGGTTTGGGTAATCCCTTGTGCTTCAACCACCAGTTCCCAACTGGCTCGCACATATGATTGCCAGTATTCCATACAATTATTTATAAAAAAGGATTTGGCAATAACTTAGCCGTAAATTATGATCTTTGCGGCTTGTTATAATTTGATAATCAATGCTTGTTAAGTGCTTTTCTGCTCAACCCCTCTAGCCATAGTATGATGTCATCGTTTACCAAACGAATTTCCATGGCATCATTTTCACCAAAGATGCGAAAATAACCAGCACCGTGATAATAAGGCCAGTCCAAGTGCTGTTCTAATCCAACAAGGTGTCCGGGTTTGGGACTCCAACCAGCAGGGCATTTGTATGACCAGTAGCGAAAGTGTGGCCTCATTAATTCCCAGCCAAAGGTAGTTAGGCGCAATCCTTTTTGTCGCCCTGGTTGGTAATTTTTAAAAACCGAGTACAGTGTTATTTTTGTATCAACCCAAATATGTGGAAGAGGATACTGTTCTAGGTACTCAATTATCTTTGTAGCTAATTCCTGCTTCATTGATACGCCTTCCTTGTTTTAGTTCAACTACAGAGAAGTCGTTTATTTTGAACATTTTGTTCAAGCGGTCAGCAAGATTAAAAGCATGGCCGGGGTTACTAAAGCTTACTTTTTTATATTTAGGACCCGGATAGCTGACCAGGCTATTTAGAGTACGCAGATTGATGGGTTTATCTTTGTAAAATACCGCATAAATGGCATCAGCCGCAAGAACTTCTTCGCTTTTGTATGAGCGAGGATTTGTATTGGTTAAGATAATCGTGGGTTTGGGTCGGCTCATTATGCATTTATTTAGCAAAAGTGCATACATAATGATTCAATTAAACAGGGCTTATGGATTAACGGATTTGGTGGCTTCCCAAAGGCGGGCACCCGTAACGGGAGAATTTTCCGGAGATTTTCCCGGAGATTTTCCAACATCGTAGCCTAAGAATTCGTCACCAGTGAGTACAATACAGCTTATATTAGGATTTTTTTCATTGGTGGTAATAATACTCCAACTGCCATTTTTACCGGCCCAAATTGTCATGACTAAAGGGGTATCTTCGCCAACCTGTGTTTTACCAATGGCTTTGACTGTTTCGTCGGCTGCCTTGAGTATCTCCATTACACTTTGAGTATTGGTACATGCCCAGGTGGTTCTAAGCATGAATACTTGTGCAAATGCCGGCGTTGCTAGGAGAGCTAACCATATCAATGCACCAAAAATAAAAATTTTAGTTATAGTTCGACGACAGCCATTCTGTATGTTGTTGAGCATTATCAGAAGCCCTCTGTAATGCATACTTACCACAAAACTTTAAAAAATAAAGCCCTATAGAAGTTTTTTTTGGTTGTTGTACTGCGTCGGCAATGGTGGAATCAAGAATTTCTTTGATGTAGTCTGGCTGTGCCGATAGGTCAATAATTGATTTATTACGCTCATAGTCATCACGAACCAAATGCTCAACACCTTCGTGATCTGTCCAACGCTGGAGCATGAGATTGTTCCACATGAATCCTTTGTTGTTGCGATCAACAAATGCTTCTCTGAGACCAACTTTATTCTTTGAACCCTTTTCCCGAACACCGGGATAGGCACTGAAGATGTTGTCGCTGGTATCACCACGCATACATTTTTCAAACAACAGCCATTCAGGCTCGGGTGCTGTCTTAATTTCTTTAGTCTTTTTATCTACCATGGCACGACCTTTGTCGTCGTAATAGCCTTTGTGAGTTGTAAGTACACCGGTAATGCCATTGTAGATCTGTACATTGGGAGCAATAAGTTGTTCAAAGTCTGAGTCGCTGGAAACAATCGTATGATTGTCGTTAGGATGAAGGTGGATCCAGCGAGCAATAAAATCATCAGCTTCACACACCGCATTGCGAAGAACTGTTACATTAGTTTTGGTACTAATGTACTCATAAAATTTATCAAAGCTTTCCCAAAAAATCTTTTCTTCTTCGGCTTCTTTTACAGTAAATTTAGCCCGTGCGTTTTCTCGTTGAGCCTTGTACAAGGAATAATGATCTTTGCGCCAGCTACGACCTTCGAAGCAGAAGACAACATGCTTGCCCTGTCTATCTCTCCACTGTTTGAGTATAGTAGAAAGAATGATATGGTAGCTCATAGCTACACGCTCTTCTGGATCACCATTACGGATCACATGGCGGGCACGAAAGAAAAGATTGGCAGCGTCAACAAGTAGGTAGCTCATATCATTATGTTAACATCAACGCACCTACAAGTCAATGACTTTTAAGGTACTAAGGAGGACCAAATATTGTCAATGGACCTAAGAGGCTTGAGCCAATTTTTCTCGAGATACGCTTATTCTTGATTTTTAGTTTTGTTATTGGTTGCTATTCGACCGGCGTCGGCGATAAAAGATCCGTCTGCAATACCATCCATACCAACATTACGGCATAATTCAGTGAACCATTGGTCAACAATGTCCTCAGGAGTAGGGGCGCGATATCCGTGGTTCATTAAATGTCGCACAAAGGCCGGATTCCATTCCAGTTCAAAATAGCCTTGTTTGGGATTGTTTGGATCTAGGTTAGCCTTGATAACTTGTACCCAAGGTTCTGGATTATCTCGCATACTCTTGGCAGTGGGTTTGCGATTGAATAAGTTTTTTATAAATTTAAACATTTTAGGTTTTGCCCTTAGGTTATAAGCCTACTTGCTTAGTTATATCAATAAAAGCATCTTTGTGTGCTCAATTCATTACTGCAATTTTCTGCATTCCAACCGCAAGGCGAGCAATGTTTATTATTTAAAGGCCCGGGCCTTTTTATCCGTTTCGATAGAGGTGTTGTGTTTGCTCTTCACTAGGCTGTGTCCGTGTTTTTTTGATTTTCTTTGGTGCAAGTAGGGCAGCAAAAGCAGCAATTTTAACTTTGATTCGTTGAATTAATGTTTTTGTTAGACTTGGTACAGAAAACAAAAATCCATCATGTCTTAAAGAATGTATTTCATAATTAGTAAGGCATTGCGGACATATTTCGTTGAATCGTAGAGCAATAAATTTGCCAGTTGATGGGCAATTATGGGTCCATGTTTCTAGTTTGGTGTTCATATCCATATATATCAAATATGATCA